CGTCGTAGAAGAGTCGATGATGACGCGGAATCTCTCGAGACCTGCGAGTGCCTGGATTCTCTGGAGTCTTGGTGTGACCGCCGCTGAGAATCTTGCGAGTGTGGCTTCGCGATTTTGTTCGAAGAGAATTGTGTTTGCAATCTCACGAACTTGACGACGAATTTCGATGAGGAGACGACGCACATTGACACGATCCAAGGCAGAAGCGGCAATTTGTAGCGTCTTTTGTCCCCAGATGACGATTCCTGATGCAGGATTCGTTCCACTCTTTGGCGCGCCGACGAATGCAATAAGAGGATTGATTCTCTCATTGTATAGAGCGTCGAGGTCTTCGTCCTTTAACTTGACGCGAGCTTCGAGAGCTTGCGTTGGAAGTGCGCCACGTGTGAAGCCTGCAGGTGCGAACCATGGATGTCCAACTGCATCGTTCAAGGACATTGCGCCGAGGACGAGAACAGATGGTGGCACGAACAAGTTACTTCCATCTGGTGCTGCGTAGTTAACGTCTGGGAAGTATGCTGCCGCAAACGAAGAGTCAACGGCACGATCTCGGAAGCTCTCAATCGTATTAGATACGTTAACGATCGTTAGATCGGAACGAACCTCGTCCTCTGCAGCTGTGCCATCTTCATCGTATTGCTCGATATCCATGATGTACAGGGCGTCGAAACGCTCTTCGGTTGAAACAGTCGCATAGTCCGTAACGATTGGATGACGTAAGCCAGGTATTGCCAAGAGCTGAATGTCAACATTCGTTGTATTCTTCATGATGTCAATTGCCTTGGTGTAAGCCTTGACATTTGGACCTTCATTGAGGAATCTACCATTTCCAAAGATCATGTCAGAAGAAACAGCAGCATTTGTGATATTCGTTTCGTCTCGATCGAAGATGTTGACCCCGTTGAATCCACCCTGCAAGAAGAGCGTGAACTTAGCGAATTGACGATTGGATGTCTCTGTCAAGTCGGTTGAAGTAAATGCGCGGGTCTTCGCTGCATCGTTTGCGCTGATGAGACCTGATCTAACGTAGACAGCCTGATCCCACTCACGTACATCGGCCTTCGTATTGGATCCTGTGACAACTTGAATGTGCTCAAGGCTGAATATGTTGTTGCAGAATCTATCTGAATCGAGGATGCCGTTAGCCGCGGTGTCCTCGACACCTGCGTTGTCTCCAACAATGACAGGCTTTTCGACTGTGGCGAAGTCAGGGAAGTACTTAGCAAAAGCTTCAATTGACTTGTTCTTGAGGTTGCTCGCATTTGGCTTTGCGATTGTTTCGATGTGCTCAAACTGTACACCCCAGTAGAACTTTGAATTGGCGGTTTCCGTCTCGCTGTCGACAACGCCGTCTGTAACTTTCTTGCGAAATGGAACAGGTGGTGTCGTCGCTTTGCGGAAGATGCTTGTATCAGACAAGCCGCCTCCGAGAGCGTTTTCAGTTGGTTCAGGCAAGGCTGGGAAGACAGCGGAACCTGATGTTACAAGATGCGCCACCCCACGGAAGCCCATTGGCAATGCTGAAGGATCCACGAATCCATTTTCTACGTCAGGATGAACTTCAACACGAATATAGTTTGAGTTATTCGTGTAGTTGCCTTCAATTACGACCTTTTGTTCTTCCACATCACGATCGAAGTCGTAATAAACGTGAAGATCGCCGATCACCTTACCGATATATCGAGTTGAAGATGGATTAAGATCGCAAACAAAGCTTTCGCCGGTCGCAATGAGCGACTGCGTAGAATCTCTATCATCAAACTTTCTAACCTTAATTGTGAAGGTTCCATACTTGTTGTTTGGATCGGAAGACGGCGTAATATTTTCGATTGATATCTTGTAAAGTGTTGAGATGTCTTGACCGGCATCCAGTGCATAAAGCTTGAATAAGTTGGTTGGTTTGCCACCAAACTTTTGTGATATGATCCATGACGTCTTCGCATGTGCGAATCTATCTTCAAAGTTTTCAAAGTTAGGTACTGTCGCTGTGCCGACATTGTATGCTTGTGATGAAGTCAAGAGGAATGCTGATGTTTCAGTTCCAGTTTTGCCAACATGCGCGGCGGCGCCTGCACCAAAGGTGCCTGAAAGCACGCCAGCACCTGTGACCACAGCGACCGAAGAATGAATATCCCAGTGCGTATACAGGTAGTGACCTGCTTCTTGCAATTTGAATGGGTCTTTGTTAAAGACATTTGAGAAGTAGTTGTTTGAAGATGGATCAAAAGAAGCAGTCAACACATTTGGATAATTGACATCAAGCCCATTGTGTCCATTGAGAAGAACAACGAAGTCTTGTTTTGATATTGAATTTTCTGTCAATACAACAGAACCAACAGTCGTTCCTTTTAATGACACTGATGTTGACCCTACCTGCGTTGATGTAGGTGCGGATGAATCAATGCCATTTAATGACGAAGATAATCTCAACAACACACCGGATGCAGCCATCAAAACACCACGAACGATTGGCACTGAGGTGGATGACTTTTGAAGTCCCGCGTCGCTGAGGTATGTTGAGCCAGCAGACTCTGACATCAAACAGGACAAAAAGTATGTTCTTCCTGGTTGACCATTTAGATTTGCATATGCATTTGTGAGAAGTGCACCTAAACTGCCTGTAGGCTGTTTTTCACCAACAACGAAGCCTGAGTGTGTGACAGATCCAGGATACGTATCTGACGCGCCTTGGCGCTTTAAACCATCACCAACGCCGAGGACGCGTAGATATGTTACCGCTTGCGCATTACGTAGCCATTCTAAAACAGCTATTGGACCGAAGTGCTTACTGTCAACCGATCCGAATTTTGCTTCGAAATCACTAAGTCTGCCGACCGTAATTGGTACGAATGCTGGTCCCTGTTTTGCCGTACCAATGACGCCCGCAGGGACACCAACTGGTTGTGCTGTTACAGGACCAGAAATATCTATTTCATCTGCCGTTACGCCTGCTGCGCCTAGTTTTAATTGTGCCATCTACGATGCTCCATTCTGCTAATCTAACTATTCAGTTAATTTCAAATTTCTCAAACGAATTGCACGCCGGCATTCGTAATAATGAAATCAATTGCAATGAATTCAATTGACCTTGTTGGTACGACAACGATTCTACCATTGAGACGGTTGAGATCGATATCTTCCTGTGTGTTGTTTGCTTCATTCATCACGACCTGGAATGCTTCGATACCTGCCTGTGCCTGTATCAAGCCTAACTGGAATACTGAGTCTGAAACGAAGCGATTGCGAACGGCGGGTGTATTCTGCTCAAACACCATGCGGTTTGCGATGCCGATGATAATTCTCTTCACTTCAAGGAGAAGACGACGAACATTGACGCGATCGAGAGCAGACTTGCTAACTTGCAATGTCTTTTGTCCCCAGATCACGAATCCAAGGCGAGGGAATGTTGCAATTGGATTGATACGTGAATCATAGAGGCGCTCGCGATCTGCAACATTCAAACGTACTGACACATTGATTACGAAGTCCAACGCAGCACGATTAAAGCCTGCAGGAGCAAACCATGGGTAAGACACTCTATCGTTGAAACCTAGTGCTCCTAACGCCGCGACGGTTGCAGGCACCTTGACTCTACGAACATTTGTCGTGTCATCAACAAATACATCAGGGAAGTATGTCGCAACATAGTTGTTGTCAATCGCACGTGCATCAAATGCATCGACTGTTTCCTTGACACTTGGCTTCGAGGTCGAATCATCGTACAATCTGTGAGCGCTGTCATTGTATGAAGGAATATCCATCAAGTGAAGTGCCAAACCATAATCGCGAACCTTCTTTGAAGTTATATCATTAATGTATGGCTCACGAATGCCAGGAATTGTTAGCACGTTAACTCCTACAGCGTATGGATCGGTCATGATGTCGACTGCTGTAATGTAAGATGCAACACCGCTGTTTGCCTTACCAGTTCCGTTGACGGCTGTGCCGAAACCAGAGGCAGTGTAGCTTGAAGCCGCGCCGCCCGTTGATAAAGCGTCTGCGTCGAATGAAACAGACTTGTCGTTTAAGCGACGTGAATCGCGATCAAGGAAGTTTGTTCCATCAAATCCACCATACATGAATGTTGTGAATTTTGCGAAAGGCGAGAAACGATTAAAGTTTGCTGCTGTTGTCTTGGCAAGTAGAGTCGCCAATGTAACACGATTTGTTACGACGCCGTCTGACACTGTGTAGTTATTGGAATCAGGACGTGCGTTTCTAATGTATGCGGCTTCTTTCATGTGGGCGCCGGCGGAACCTGTAACGTCAGAGACGGCAGAATTTCCTAATGCGACCTTGGCTAAGGTAAACTTGTTGCTGTTGAACAAGTCGATATTTGAGCCAGTGTGAAGAGCGTCGAGTTTCTCAATACCCATGAATTGCGTTAAAGAACCAAGAAGATTATTTTTCTCTGATATGACGTTTGGATTGAGAACTTCGGCAGCAAGGCTTGAAGCATTGCGTTCAAACTTGACACCCCAATAAAGCGATTGAAGTGTGACTTCCTTGGTTCCAGGATCACCGGCCTTCGTTGATGTTGTAGAAACCTCACCGCGAGTTACCTTGTAGCGGTATGGAATAGGAGGAAGCACAGAACTTGACAAGAAGTGATTTGCTGACAAACCAACACCACCTAAACGACCTGTGCCAGGAGCTGTGGCTGCAAGTGCGTTTAAGTTATTGTTCGTCTTTAAAAGTGCAGGACCGTGGAAGCCGAATGGCGCTGTATTTTCTGGAACCAATTTCTTGTCAACATTCTCCGCCATAATAACACGAACATACTTCGAATTATTTGGATACTTGCCCTGAGCAACAAGGCGACGTTCACGAGGATCGATTGCGTCGAAATGATAGTAAACCTTACGATCACCAATAAGCTTGGCGATGTAGTTGTCGGAGTCAGGATCCAATGTACAATTTGTGAATTGTTCTATGACGACAGGGTTAATGTCAGAATCGTTCCAATCACGAATCTGCAAGTTGAATGTTCCATACTTGTTTGTTGAGTCTGCCGACGCCTTGATGTTTGTAATAGAAATTTTGTAAAGTTTGTTTGCATATTCACCATCATCCAGCGCCTCAATCTTGAACAAATCATATTCAGTCTTTCCGAAAGGCTGTGAGATGAACATTGGCGTTTGCGGTGCTTTGAATCTCGTGTTGTAAGCACCGAAGATCTCACGGTATGTAAGGGTTGTGTCTCCGGAAGATTGATCAGTCAACGCAGAGCCGGAAAGAGTTGCAACGTAATTATCTGCAGCAACTTCTGCAACCTGCGAATCAACTGCAAAGTCTGCAGCAAGATAGTGCTGTTGTGAATAGAATTTGTCTGGGTCTGTGTTCAATACCTTCGCGAAGTAGTCGTCGGAAGATGGATCAAAAGACGCCGTTAGAATCTTAACACCAGGCTTACCTTCGTCATTAGAATATGTTGCCCCTAATGATGAAGAGATTAAAATCTTAAACTTTGGCTTGCCATTTACAGACTTTGCTTGTGCCTGATCATCAACTGCTGCGATGGCTGCGGCAGCTGGAACAGATTCATCGCCATCGAGAACGAAAAGCCTTGCTGTATTTGGCACCATGACCATGCCACGAATCAAGTTAACTTCGCTGCCAGCAGATACACCTTCGAAAGTATCGTTATCGCTGAACATTGGCATGCCATATGCTTCATTTGCAGAAAGTGTATGTTGTGCTGCAATAAATTGAACAACTTTTGTGTGACGAGCATCTGCAGCCGCAGTCGTTCCTCCTAACGAGAAACCTGCATTTTTTACAGTTCCTTTGAGAAGTGTATTTTCAAAGTCAATTAAAGATTCATTGGCACCTGCACCGAGGATTCTAAGATAGGTCAATGAAGTTCTGTTCTTTAAAAACTCATTAACTGCATAAGGTCCAAAATATTTTGTATCAAGATCACCAAATACGTCGATAAACTCACCGAAGTTTGCGACGGTCACAGGTACGAACGCTGGGCCTTTGTTGGATGGCCCTATGACGCCGGCTGGTGTACCAATTGGGCCGCCGGGCGCTGGTGCTGAAAGATCAATCTCACGCTCATAAAAGTTTGGAGATCTAAAAACTTGTTCGGACATTACGTTTCTCCTTCACTGTCGAATTCAATCGATAAATATCTTGCAAATCGAAACAAAACCAAAAATAGTGTTTTTGTTAAAGGGGGGTTTGTTTTATACCTTGGAATTCAGCGGCAGAATATACTGTTTCACCTGTCGACTCATTCACTGTAATGACTTTTACATACTTGGTGTCGTTTCCAAATTGAATTTTTCTATATTGACTTGGATTAATACCTCGTGGAAATGAAAGCAGAGCAGGATCATTTGCATCGATAACATTTTCTGCGTTCGTTGGTTGAATTGACTGCATGCGAAGACCAGGACGCCTCTGGTCAGGTCGTAGATTTGCTTGTTCATCGAGAGGCAGCGTTGGATCATCACTACCTAACAAATAATTATTTCCGAATTCTTCTGGGCCTGATCCGTCACCAACAGATCGTCCTTCAACAGCAAAGTTGATAATTGGTGAAGACACATATCGTTTTACAGGCACAGGTGTTCCAGGTGCAGTCGTCGCCCAAAAATATGCTGGCACACTGACTTCGAAAGAACACTTAATGAATCTTTCAGCCGTTGACATGTCATCAAAGTTGGTTTCGGTATTAAACGCACCACTTTCTACTTTCGCGATGAACCAATAACCTTTTGGTGTTGTTAGCTTCCAAGATTGTGCCTGCGGCAAAAACGAAGCTATCAATTTCTCAATAATTTGATTCATGTGTTGCGTAAATTGCGTCCAAACTGTTACCTGATACGTTACTGTATAGAACTGTGGTGATGGCACGACAATGGTTTCAAAAATATTATTTTTTCTATTGGACGACAAAAGTCCACCTGATCGAACGTCCAAGCTACTTTCTAAAGAACCAATTTGTCTGCTCGTAATGAACTGATGCGTCGAAGCCGCCTGCGATCCACTAAGAACAGCAACGTTTGTTTGATTCAAAATTAATTGTTTATTAATTAAGTTTTGATAATCTCTGTCAGATTTATCAAGCCTTCTTCTAACGACAATTTCACCTGTCTGCTGGTTAATTCCACGACCGGCAACATCATCGGGAGACTGCGCAATGTTCATCCTCATGATCGTTACGAGTGGCAATATTAAGGTGCTATTTCTATCACGAAGAGGTTTACCTCTTTTCAACATTGCCCATTTTTCGCCGGCGGCAAAAATAATTGGAACTCTTTTTAATTCCTGCGAATCTTTACCTCCAACGCTGGGGGCTATCTCTTTGTCGAACAGCGTAAATAGAGACACGTCAACGTCTTCTAGGCCGCATGATGGAATAGACAAGTCAGATTTGACATTGCCATCGTAACCCGATTTGACACCGGGCACATTATAGTTGACTGTGTCGACAGCGTTGAATCGAGTGGTCATATAATGCATTAAATATTGACAAACATTTCGATTACCAAAAATCTTTAAAGATATTATTCGACAAAAGTGCTCGAATACATCTTCATTTTTACGATATAATTAAGACCGCCGACATCCGGCAATAGGAGACAAAATAATGAAAAACACAGTTATTATGGTTTGCTGCGCTGCAGCATTAATTGGTTGCAAAGCATCTGAGGTAAAGCCTGATGAAGTTGCATCCGCATCAGCCGCACCGGTTGAAGCTGTTCCTTCTGCGACAGCCTCTGCTGTGCCATCGGCTAGCGCAACTGTTGCGCCAGCTGTCAGCGCAGTTTCAGCAGACAAGAAGTGAATAAAAGACGGGAGAAATCCCGTCACATGGCCCTATCGACCACGTCAGCTAAGTCGCCACCCTTTCAAGGCGGAAAACTGGGGGCAGCACCCAGTAGGGTCACCATCTTTTCTTACGATTTCCTTGCATATATTGAGGGTTCGATCGTTATTGGAGTTCAAGTCTCTACGGGGTCGCCATCAAGCTTTTTTAAACATCTGCAATTAATCCATCCAATGATATTACGAGGCACACAAATCTTTGCGCCTCGGGGACCAACATTTGGCATACAAATTTCCAAGACTAATGCGACTTCGCCTTTCTTTATGCGTCCAATGATCGCCGGCCAAAATTTAACTTCTTGGGCGGTATAATCCATGTCATTCCATGCTGCCCAAAGAACCATAGAATTGACTTGTCCTACCTTGCCAAGGACAACCAAATCGCCAGGCTTCAAACTTTTATGTTTGTCTTTCACTTTGCTGTTGTTCTTGCTCCTTGCCAAGTGAGTCGAGTTCTAGTATCAAATTAACTAATCTTTCTCGAAGTTTCATGCAACTTCTTTTTGATCTGCGAGATTCTTCTATCAATCGTATGAGATGCGTAATCTCATCCATTAAAATTTCTTTTCTGGTTTTTTGATTTTCCATACATGCTTTTGGTTACAGATTTGCTACCACCGCAAACGCTAATCCTTGCGTCTCTGCGTGGCTGGTGAACCCTGGATCGTATCATACGATTAAGTCCTACATTAACTATGGTCGAATTAATTGAATATTTATAATGAAGTTTATGACACTCATCGATCGATTCACAAAAGAAACAGGTTATGATTTTTTATCCAACTTTTATTCTTCCACTGTCAGCTACGACGGCAAACTTTATCCAACGGTCGAACATGCATATCAAGCCGCAAAAACGATGGATAAAAATGCAAGAGAAATTATTAGAAAAGCAAAAGATCCAGGTGAAGCAAAGAAACTTGGGCAAGGCGTGAGCGTAAGACACGATTGGAATGAAGTAAAATTAGATATCATGCGACATCTCATTAAGGATAAATTCTCCAATCCTTTTTTAACTCATCGACTACTCGCGACGGGCAATGCAAAACTTGTACTTAACAATAAGTGGAATGATAAATTTTGGGGGGTATGTCGAGGGGTGGGCGAGAACTGGCTTGGCAAAATTTTAATGAACGTTCGTGAAGAACTTCGTAAAGAAATATCCAATGATGCAGATATACACATGTCCCCAGATAGATTAAAAAAGTCATAGGAATCATAGATTAAGTGAAAAACGTCAAACAGGTCATCGTCGTCAGAAAAGATCTTCGACTAAGAAAAGGAAAAATAGCTTCACTAGCCTCTCATGCTGCTATGCAATTTATCTTGGACAACAATGAATCTGATAGGCCCGATGAATTGCAGGTCAAATTGTCGCAACAAGAAGTTGAGTGGATTAAAGGCACTTTTGACAAGGACGTTCTCGGTATCGATTCACACGACGCATTGATCGACATGGTGTTAAAAGCAGAGTTAAATGGTGTCAACGTTTACTCTATTTTTGATAAGTCAAAAAAGCCAGACGAAGGTCCACAGTTGGTTTGTGCTGCCTTTGGTCCAGACGAAGAAGATCAGTTGGCTCAAATAATCGGTAGTTTAAAGTCGATATAATTCATGAAAAAGATTAGAATCACAGTAAAGAAAGGATCGATGGGCAAAAAGTTTTCAATTTTTAACAGCCCAGAAGCGCTTTACGTTTGGCTTAATGATCCTGAATTACAAACTGCACAAAGACTTGACCCCTCTCTCGGCTCTACTGTTTTTTTACGATCTGGCGAGGTAATGGAAGTAGAATGGTTGGGTTGCGAATTTTTTCAAGAAGACGGACAGGCCTTTTGTCTAAATCACGTCAGACTTGCCAAGACGATGAAAATTAAGGGATTGGACGTCAACAAAATAGTTGGCGTTCACAGTGGATGGGTTATAAACAAGATTTTGTCTTTTAGCAGTGGCGACGATGAAGACGTTAAGCGTTTAAAACTTACTCCAAAATCGAAGCATAAATTTAACATTGAAGAATTATTTTTGGCGCGAGGATTGCTTGACGATAATGAAGATAAACTCACAGAATTTATCAACTAAATCAATCCGTAAGATTGTAGCGCGTCGATAATAGCGTTAAGTTTTACACCAATTTGATAAAAGTTGTTTCTTATCGCTGCAGCGTCTGTCGAATAAGTGGTTAAGCAATAAGCCCATAGTTTCTTAAAGCAGTGTATAAATTTGCTAAAGTGTCTGACGCAACGGTTTGTTTTGCGACTGGCGTTTTAGCGAAGAACCCGAC